CGCGGCTCAATTCGAACCACACGAGCAGGAAGTCAATTGCACCATAGATCGACATTCTTGTGTTGGGCATTCGTCGGATATAATCGGCCAGCTGTCGGTCTACGTTGACCGATTGTCGCAATGCGGACAGTACTAATGGGGAAAACAAGTGAGAGACAGGAAATCCATCGAAGAACTAGTGCGAGAAGTGCCAGCGTCAAGGGTAATCGCTAGGGATATCAGGCTAACCGCAAAGCAGAAAGCCTTTGTGGACAAGATAACTGCGGGAGCATCGAACGCTGACGCTTACCTTGAAGCTTATGACACCACGCAAAACCCCAGGATGCGATCAGCAAGTGCCAGTGCGCTGCGCTCGAGTCCGAACGTCGCGCATGCCCTGGCGCTGCAACAGGCGGCGGAGCGGGTGCGGTATTCGCAAAATCCCATCGAGATTCGCTCGTATGTCGTTGATTCGCTTCAACATTTGGCCCGCACGGCACAGCGACCGGCTGACCGTTTGCGTGCCCTCGAACTACTCGGTCGCATGGCCGACGTGGCGCTGTTCGAGACCCGCACGGTGGTCGAGCACCGCAAGCCTGACGACGTCAGAGCGGCACTGGTCAGCAAGTTACGGCGGTTCGTACTGACGGAGGGTACGATGGATGCTCAGGAGGCGACCCCTACCACACCGGGGGAGGACCAAACAGGCCGGGCATCGCGGGCGACGTCTAAGCCCATTATTCCCCCCGAATCACCACAAAAATTACAAAATGACCCCCCCGGTAGTGAAAATAATGAATTTAGTGAAAAAAATATATATTATGAAAATGAAATTTTGGAAGAAAACGTACATGAGTCCGATGGAACAGTAAACAATTTTGACCAAAGTGCCCTTTGTCCACCGAGCCAGTACAACCATTTTTTGCAAAATGACAAAAAAACGCAGGATTTTTTACATTTGCCCACAGACCATAGTACAAATATGGATGAAATTGAGAAAATTGGCAAAAAACCTCACAAAACGAGCGCAAAAAAGTCAAAATCTGCAAAAAATGCCATTTCTCCGACGAGCGGATACAAGGTTTTGCAAAAAACCGATGCGACTTTGCAGAGCAATGAAACAAAAATAGATGAAAATTGTGAGGATGAAGGTGTAAGTTGCGAAGTGGAAAGAGAAGTGCAAAGGTTGGAGGGGATGATGTCTGCAACAATGTCAGAAAAAGAGGAGAAAATTCCGATTTGGGAAGATCCAAAACGGTGGTACAAGAAGTTTGGTGTGGCGCCTATACAGGAGATGCCATTGGAGGAGTTTAGGGAGAGGTTTAGGAGGAGTCGTGACCAGACTGGAGAGTGATATCTATCAAGCGGTCTGTTGCTTTTGGGAGCAATACAAATGCGGGCCGAGTTATGATGACTTGCGGTTTATTTTGCAGTTGAGCCACAAGTCGGTGGTGCATCGTTGTGTGATAAAGATGTGCAAGATGGGGTATTTGAAGCGGGATCCCAGGAAAGCACGCAGTGTGCGGCCATCGAAAACACCTCCGCCGTATGAACGACCTTAAAAGTCTGGCCAAGCTGGCGCTGCAAAAAATGCACTTGCTGTCCAAGCAGGAGCAGATGTTGCTACTGCAAGAATTGCAGATGTTGGAGGATGAGGAAAACACCAAGAAGGTCAAGACATCTTTCCTGGAGTTTGTCAAGGCATTCTGGCCGGGGTTTATTGGTGGTCAACATCACAAGTTGATGGCATCGGCGTTTGAAGATGTGGTGTTTGGTACATGTAAGCGGTTGATTATCAATTTGCCGCCCAGGCATACGAAGTCGGAGTTTGCAAGTTATTTGCTGCCGTCTTGGTTTCTTGGGAACTTTCCGGATAGGAAGATCATCCAGACTTCCCACACTGCGGAACTTGCAGTCGGGTTTGGAAGAAAAGTACGAAATCTGGTGAATTCTGCTGAATACAACAAAATCTTTGACGATGTGAAATTGCAGCAGGATTCCAAGGCCGCGGGGAGATGGTCAACAAGCAAAAACGGCGAATACTTTGCTATTGGTGTGGGTGGGGCGGTTACAGGGAAAGGTGCGGATTTGTTGATTATTGATGATCCGCATAGTGAGCAGGAAGCAAAGATTGCAAGTTTCAAGCCCGAAGTGTTTGATGCGGTGTATGAGTGGTATACGTCTGGCCCGCGGCAGAGGCTTCAACCGGGCGGGCGAATTATCCTGGTCATGACACGCTGGGGAATCAGAGATCTGACAGGGCAGGTATTGAAAGCCAGTGCAACCCGCGGAGGAGATGAGTGGCGGGTAATTGAACTTCCGGCGATTCTGCCATCAGGGAAAAACCTGTGGCCAGAGTTTTGGAAACTGGAAGAAATGCTGCGGCTGAAAGAAGAGTTGCCCGTAGCAAAGTGGAATGCACAATACCAGCAACAACCGACGGCAGAAGAAGGCGCGATTGTCAAACGACAATGGTGGAAGATATGGAAGAAAGACAAACCGCCGGCATGTGATTTTGTGATACAAAGCTGGGACACTGCTTTCTTGAAGTCCACACGGGCAGATTTCAGTGCATGTACAACATGGGGCGTCTGGACAACAGAAGACGATGATACAAATGTGATATTGTTGGATGCGTTCAAAGACCGCTATGAATTTCCAGAACTCAAGGAAGTTGCGTATAAAACCTACATGGAATGGCAGCCGGATGTGTTTTTAGTGGAAGCAAAAGCAGCAGGATCCCCATTGGTATTTGAATTGCGGAAAATGGGAATACCGGTGAGCGAATTTACCCCCACGCGTGGCAATGATAAGATTGTGCGGCTCAACGCTGTGGCAGATCTTTTTGCATCGGGCAGGGTATGGGCGCCCGACAGAAAATTTGCCGACGAAGTGATCGAAGAAATAGCCGCCTTCCCCGCGGGCGAACACGATGATCTGGTGGACAGTTCAACCCAGGCATTGTTGCGGTTTCGGCAGGGCGGGTTTGTGACGCTGAAATCCGACGATGAATGGGAAAGCAGCCCACCTCGCCGCGTTGCATATTATTAAGGACAGATAATGGATGATGCCATGGAAATAGAAATTGTCCCTGATGAAAATATGCAGGAACCGGATGTGGAAATTATTCTTGGTATTGCAACGTCAGTACCAGAAAGCCATGATGCAAATCTTGCAGAACACATGAGCGAAAAAGATTTGCAAAATATCGCATCGGATTTGTTGGAAGATTTTGAAACCGACCAATCATCCCGAAAGGAATGGGTAGATACGTATGTGGATGGGTTGAAACTTCTTGGGATGAAATACGAAGACCGTACCGAACCGTGGCCGGGGGCGTGCGGTGTATTTTATCCACTGCTGTCGGAAGCAGCGGTGCGATTCCAGGCAGAGTCGATCATGGAAACTTTTCCTGCATCGGGTCCGGTAAAAACCCAGATTGTGGGCAAAGCCACCAAGGAAAAGGAAGATGCCGCAGAGCGCGTGAAAGATGATATGAACTGGCGGCTGACAGAACAAATGCCAGAGTATCGCCCGGAACATGAAAAGATGTTGTGGTCCCTGGCCTTGGCAGGCTCAGCATTCAAGAAAGTGTATTACGACCCCGGATTGGCCAGACAGGTGTCGATGTTTGTGCCGGCAGAAGATATTGTGGTGCCGTATGGCGCAAGCGACTTGAGGTCTGCCGAGCGCATTACCCAGATCATGCGCAAGACCAAAAACGATGTGAAAAAATTGCAGCATGCAGGGATGTGGAGAGACATCGACCTGGGAGAACCATCGTCGGTTATTGACGATGTGGAGAAACGAAAAGCAGAAGAGCAGGGAATGTCGGCCACAATGGACGACCGCTACCGCATCTTGGAGATGTGTGTAGAACTGGATCTGGCCGGATTTGAAGATGTGGATGAAGACGGCCCGACCGGGATTGCCTTGCCATACATTGTGACAATGGACAAGGGAACATCAAAAATTCTTGCCATCCGGCGCAACTGGTATGAAGGCGACCCGCTCAAACTCAAGCGGATGCACTACACACACTATATATATATACCAGGATTTGGATTCTATGGATTTGGGCTGATCCACCTCGTGGGCGGGTTTGCCAAGTCGGGGACATCATTGATCCGGCAACTTGTCGATGCCGGGACGCTGTCCAATCTCCCAGGCGGGCTGAAATCGCGTGGACTGCGGGTCAAGGGCGATGACACCCCGATTGCCCCCGGAGAGTTTCGGGATGTCGATGTTCCATCAGGATCCATCAAAGACAACATCTTGCCCTTGCCTTACAAGGAACCAAGTCAGGTGTTGTATCAATTGCTGCAAACCATTGTCGAGGAGGGAAGAAGATTTGCAGCAACCGCTGACATGCAGATCAGCGATTTGAGTGCAAACACGCCCGTGGGTACAACGCTGGCAGTCTTGGAGCGTACCCTCAAAGTAATGTCGGCAGTACAAGCGCGGCTGCATTATTCCATGCGGCAGGAATTCAAATTGCTTGCAGCAATTATCCGCGATTATCTTCCCGCAAATTACAGTTACGAAGTTGACGCCCCGCTTGGAAAAGCTGCCAAACAGGCCGATTATGACAACGTCGATGTCATTCCGGTAAGCGACCCAAATGCGACAACACTTGCCCAACGGGTCACGCAATATCAGGCGGTGTTGCAGCTTGCCGCAACAGCACCGCAAATCTACAACATCCCGGAATTGCACAAAAGAATGTTGACAGTGCTGGGAATCAAGGAAATCGAAAAGCTTATTCCGGCAACCAACGATATGGACCCGCAAGATCCGGTGTCAGAAAACATGGCCCTGATCAACATGAAACCTGTCAAGGCATTTGTCTATCAGGATCACGAAGCACATATCGCGGTACACACAGCGGCAATGCAAGACCCGATGTTGCGCCAACAAATGCAACAAAACCCGATGGCACAACAAATGCTGGCAGCGGCAATGGCGCACATCAATGAACACCTTGCCTTTGAATACCGTCGCCGATTGGAAAATGAACTTGGCGTTCCGCTGCC